TTATTCCTCCTGTGCCTTTTGCTGCAAAAGTGCCAGCGTCTGCGCCCGGGTGTATCCCAGCTTTTCCATCATCTGCAAAAATGCGCCGATCTGCTCGGCAGCCAGTTGTTCGCGCAATTGTGCGATCATTGTTTTATCCTCCGTTACGGTGCGGCCTGCCGTGCGCTGTGTATTCAAAAGGCCGCGTGCTTCCAGTTCCTGCAGCGCACGCTGCATGGTGTTTGGGTTTACCGCCGCTCCGGCAGCCATCTCCCGCACGCCGGGCAGCCGTGCGCCCGCCCGGTATTCACCGGCCACGATGGCAAGCTCCAGCTGTTCGATGAGCTGCAGGTAAACGGGCCGGTCGGCTGTAATGTTCCACTTCATGCGCTCGTCTCCTTGTGTCACTGTATTAACCGATTAATACAATAATACAATATATTTTCCAAAAGTCAATAGGGGAAAATATAAAATTGGGGCTGGACTTTTCAAAAAAGGTATGCTATAATAATTTTCGCTGTGGAGGCGTAGCTCAGCTGGTTAGAGCGTTCGGTTCACATCCGAGAGGTCGCGGGTTCGAGCCCCTCCGTCTCCACCATATAAAAAGCCGCATTACACTGTCATTTGTTCGGTGTTTGCGGTTTTCTTTTTGCCTTGTTTATGCGCGCAAATAACTGTAAAAACACGGTGTTATTTACAAATATGCAAGTCAAAATGCAAGTCAAGCCCCCGGCCTGTGAAACCGGGGGCTTTCGTCGCATACTATTCGGTTTTGACAAGCTGCTTCACAGCCTGGTTGATACCAGTCGCCGCAAGGCCGGACACCACGCCGACAGCCAGAAATTATAAAATATCGTCGATTTTACAATTTAAAGCTTCAGCTAAGGCTTTTGCCATTTTTAAAGATGGGTCATTTGTTCCATTTTCCCACCTTGCTACGCATACTTGAGAACACCCTACTTTTTCAGCAAGTTCAACTTGTGTTAGGCCAGCTTTTTTGCGAACTTCTTTTAATTTTTCCATTACGAAAACCTCGGAATTTTGAACTGTGCTGTATCGCGGTCTGGGCGCTCAACGCGAATTTCAAGGAGCTCAATATCGGTGTTACACATGTCAAATTCTTCATCGTAGGAGCGCTTCAAATCGATGTAGTATTCCCACTTCCCGCTTTTATCATCTTGACCAACGACCCATTGTTCCCCATCTTCTTGGCACTCAGTTGCAGCCTGTTCGATTTCTTCCCATACAGCTGCGCCGTCTACGACGAGGCCAGTGTTTTTCAAAAAGAGGTCTTCAAGTATTGTGTTTCTGTTCATAATTCATTCTCCTTTTTTTGTTTATTAAAAGCTCTCACAGCAGGACTTCGGAACCCAGTGCTTAACTGTGCCAAACTCGCTGAACCACTTAACAAGGATTGCTTTTTCTGTTTCGCGCTCAATCTTAGCATCATCCGAAATGTTGATCGCATAGCGCTCGCCGCTCGTGAACTCTTTATTCAAGAACCAGCTTTTTACAACAATCTTGTGGGCAAGCGCCTTAGCGCAAGCCCACGCAGCTTTCAGGCTTTCAGAAAACGTGCGTCCGCCCGCGCGGTAAAAGCTCCAAGCGTCTTTCATGATCTGGCTAAGATTGAACTTTTTCATTTCTGATTCCTCCGTTTGTTTCCCTTGTCTATGTCTATATTATATAACAAGTTTGTTATATTTTCAATTGGCAAGTTGCACGAACATCAAATCATTTTCATGTGCATTTTATAACAAGTTCGTTATAAAATATTCAAAAAAAACAAGGGGCTACCCAAGCGGATAGCCCCTTTCGTCATATACTATTCGGTTTTGCCAAGCTGTTTCACAGCCTGATTGATGCCCGTGGCCGCAAGTCCGGACACCACGCCGACAGCAGCCGCCGTGATTGGGTCCGTCGCCGGGAACTCCGGCATGCCCGCATACAGGGCTACAAGGCCAAGCACAAGGCCAGTGCCGCCGCAGATGACCGGTATGTACTTGTTGTCCAGCGGTGTGGTTTTCACGCCTGTACCGGCGAGATAGCACAGCACGGTGATGGCTGCGACGGTGCCCAGCCCAAATACAGAAATATCCATAACTTCAGTCCTCCTTGATGGGTAGCTTTTGCACCCGTGTATATAATTCAGTGCCTGTCCCGTTGCCGCCCAGCGCATGGTAGGCGCGGTACAGGTATTCGATGTTTTTCAGGCTATCCACGTCGATGTGGCCCTGTGCGATATAGTGTTTGCAGCCTTGGTACAGCCTGTCATGGAGCAGGGCGAGGTTGGCTTCTTTCATAGCATCCAGTGTTTTGAACTTTCCCCGCACCCATTTCCAGAGCGCCCCAAGCCCGCCCGCAACAATCCCCATTGCATAAGTAAGCCAATACTTTTGGATATGATCCCACACAGGCTACGCCTCCTTGATATCCAAGTATTTACCGTTGGAATCTTCAATGCATGCCCATCCGCCGGAACCCTCATCGGTAAGGAGGAATGCCCAGCCGTTTCGGGTCTGTTTCAGGTCGTATACTTTACCTTTAACGAGCGTTGCAATGGCATCGTTAGCGTTGAAGTCGTCCGCCTTTGGATATGGGCGCAATCTCAAACCATCCACAAGCACCGTAGCTTTGTAAAGCTTGTCCACATCTTCCGAAGGATGGTCAAGCGTATCATTGCCGTTGTAAGTAGCTGCTTTATTCGGCAAATCGCTCCACGCGGACGGCTCAACAGCTGTGCCATTTACCTGTACCTCAAAGTGCAGGTGACGGCCTGTAACCTGCCCCGTGCTGCCAGCAACGCCAATTACATCGCCCTGACGTACCGTTTTCCCAACTTTCACGGTAATGGTTTTCAGGTGCTGGTAAATTTCGACCACGCCCGGCGCTGTCTGCACCTTTACCAGATTGCCGCGTCCACCGTTATAACCTGTGCTCACAGCTGTTACCGTTCCGCCCGTCACCTCCCGAACAGCCCATGCGCTTTCGGGCAGTGCCTGTCCGGCCTGTTGCGTCGGAACAATATCCTGCCCCTTATGCTGCTCCTTGATGAGACGGCCATTATACCAGTATTCTCGGTATCCGTAAGGGCTTGTAATTCTGTTGATTCCTGCAAATGGTGTCATGATGTTTGCCTCCTTAATATGTTTATGCAAATTTAATAGCGATATAGTTTACACGCATCGTTCCAATTGTAAAGTTTCCCGCATCTGCGGTAAAAACGGCCCACTTGCTGTTTACATATCCGCTGGTCACAACCATAGGATGAAAATCGTAATCACCATTTGAAGCAATCACAACGCAGTTTACGTTTGTATATGCAAATCCAGTGGTTCCGAACAATTCGTTAAGAGTGTCCGAATTGAACAATTCCGCACGTGCGCTGGTCGTGGGCGTTGTTATCGTTTTGGTTCCCGCCTTTATCCTCATGCCATTAAAAGCACGCTGTACAGTCAAATCCTGTACGACGGTTAGATTTCCGCTTATTGTACCTCCGGTTTTAGGCAGAGCATTGTCAGCTTTTTCTCCCTGCGTTGCGGTAGCGTAACGCTCATCGCTTTCGGTTTTGTTGTATATATTAGATAGATTCGACGCAATTACCGCAAACCGTTTTTTGATTTTTCCAAACAGAACGGACAGCTTTTCCCCGCTGGCAATATCCGCGTCCTGTGCCGTTTCGGTGAATGCTACGGTGTTATTCGACACGTCGCTGCGCGTCCCAATCAGCTCCGTCATCCGCACCTCAAGCTCGCCGCCCGTCATGACGGTGAGCGGCCCGGCGGCGTTGTCAATGTCCAACGGGTCGGTGGCGTAGGTTTCGGGTGTGGCGCGCTGATAGGCGACTTGGACGGGTGTGCCAGCTTCTTTTTGGGCGGCGAGGTAGGCTTTCCAGTTCGCCAGACCGCCTTCGTCGCCGGTATAATCGCCGTTTGGGTTATATACTACTGCCGCACCGTTATCAGTAAGCCCGATTTTTCCTTTGCCATATGCCCCATATGGATAATGAGAACACACACCATTGACTCGATTCGCAGGCGTTGGCCATACGGGGGTGTAATCAAGATAAAACATGCCCTCGTAAAGATGTGAAGCCTCCGTCCCGTTCAGCTCCACGAAGCCCACATTGTACGTCACAACGAGCTTTTCGACGCCTTCATGCTCTTGCCGCGTGACGCACTTATCCTTGACATCTCCTACACGCCGCAGCGGGCGCGGGATAGGAAGAGGTGTCACGCTGCCTTGATAGGGCTCGTATGGCATGGCTGTGTTGCCGAGATTGAGCATGGGATAACACACGAAATCCACAGTATTGCCAGGGGCTACGCTAATGAACGCGATATAATTTTCAATCGCTTCCGCTATCGAAAATGTTTTAGAGCCGCCATTTATCATAACGATAGACCCTTCTGATTGAAGATTCCTTGCGATTACAAGTATCGTTCCACTTGATAGTGCGCTGGACGTAAGAGTGTATGTTCCGGCTGGAAGGGATAAGTTAGGCGTAAACACAATAGGCGCCCATGTCGTCGCAGTTCCCTTTGCGGTAATACTCCCATCTGTATTAACGGTATAACTGACGCCATGAACGATTCCCGTTGTTGCTTTGTTGGGTAGCAGATTCCTCCCGCACACCTGCACCGAATCCACACCCGTAAGCGCCACCGGAGCCTCCACCGCCCCGCCCTGTGCGTTCTCGCCGTAGGCTGTGATGGACGCGATACGGTTTTCTCCTGCGTAGGCGATGGAGACGGGGGTACCGCTGTATGTAACGGGTTGACCGGCAGCCCAGTCTTTGGACATTGCGGCGCTATCTGCGGCGTCCTGTGCGCTTTGTGCGGCGTTTTCGGCTTGCTCTGTCGCATCGGTTACGGCTTGCAGCGCTTTTGCAATTTCAGCTGTAAGTACGTTGTAATAATCGCTGGATATGATTTCTGTGTCAGTCAGGACGCTTTCCTCTACAGAAATTTCAAACGTAAATGTTGTAAGTTTTTCTGATGCAGCATTATACATGTTGATTTCGCAATGGACGCATCCTGCCACGGTCAATACCTGTTCCACAAGCTCAACCGTAACCGTATTGCCAGATACAGTAATGGCAGGAGAGTTGTCCGGCAGCGCGTCATAAAAGCCCGCTGTGCCGTCTGGTTTTTTATATCGGAAAGCAATCTCTGTTCCGCTTGGCACCTGATAGTCTAATCTCCCAACGTATAGATGCGCCGCGATATAACGTGTGTTTCTGTCGTTTTGCTTTGCCTTTATAATGACCGGACTACCCGTTTCAAGTAAATCAAGCGTTATGTTTTTTGTTACTTGCATGTTGCCTCCTTATATCGGCCCTAAATAAGTAATTGTTTGGCCGTCAATTGTTGCTGTTTTTTTACCATATTCCGTGCCGTTTAACTCCAATACCATTTCAGTGCGGCTTGAATTAGGTTGCACACTAAAAGAGCATGATAACCCTGTTCCCTTTCTGGCGAGAATAAATGGATATGCAAAATAATTGACGCTGTCATGCGTTGACGATGCTCCAATTTGTACTTGACTTGCTTCAGACAAATTTCTACCAGAGAATACAGCTCTTGATGCATTAATTTGCAGGTCTTTTTGATTTCCATAAGTAACTTGCGATAAATCTCCCACCTTTACACCATTAAAATAAAACGAAATAGCGCCATTTCCCAATGTTACTTGAAATCCGTCACTTGCTGTTGTTATAGACCCTGTTAAAGATGCCTCTCCCGTCTCCATGTTAATACTTGTCGCACCATTCAAACTCTGCAAAACACCTGCTTTGATAAGATTCGCTGTCAGCACGCCTGTCGTGATAAAGTCTGCTACCAAACTCCCGTCAATCGTCCAAGCATTTCTGTAAGGCCCGTTTACACCATTCGTTGAAAACCCAATGCCGTTTGTATTTATACGCAACACATTTTTTGCGGTTTCAGCGCTTGGCGTGTCCAGAAACAAGATTTCTTTCCATGTGCCGTTGTCATCTTTAACCGCTATTACATAGCCATCGGCACTGGTTAGCCAATTCGTAGCGTTGTTTATGGCTTTTTGCATTGCGCTCGTTGTCGGTGCTTTTTCTATTTTTTGCTGCTGGTCTGCAATCGTATATGCGATATTGGCTCGGATGTCTCCAACTTCAACGGATTCATAACGCTCAAGCAATACATCAGTTATAATCCTTACTATTTCTGCTTTTGCATTTATCCCAAGCGCTTCAAACTGTACTGTAACGGTGTCGCACAAATCGCACTTTTCAAGCAGCGCCAGATCTTTGTATTCTTCGGTTTGCTCAAGCTGCACAAAACTCACGCTGATGCTTACACTAGGTACACCAATTTTATTTGATTTTATATATTGCAGGGCGCGCGTCTCCAGCTCACTTGCTGTAGGTTGGTTCTCAAAATCAGACGAAAAATCAATCGTCATTATACGGACAAAATCAAATGTGCCATCTACATTGACAATATTCCCTTGTACAAGTTCTCCTTCAGCTCCAACCCAATACGGAAGAACGCCTGTTGCTACGCTTGATATATTTGCATCTTGTTCTACGTCGGTCAAATTTTTTCCATATCGAATCACAACACCATTATCATTGCCGCGCTGGTTGTAAAGCCTCACAAGAAATTTGTCAAACAAATATTCTCCACCGTAAACGTCTAAAATAGAACCCTCCACGCCCCCAAGCACAGAACGGGATGCGGACGGCACCAATACGCTAAAATTTGCTGTCGTAGATTTATCCGTCCAAAATGAAAAATGACTTTCCACGGCTGCGTGAGAAGCCATACCGCTTAACGCTTCTGCCGCCGAGCCTGCTGTAAATGGATTTACGGGGATTCCAGCAAGATCATAACTAATGTGTTGGGCATATATTGTTGCGATTCCATTGATAGGCCTTGTAATGCGGTAAACGCGGAATGGCTGTGCTTCACGATAAGGTGACGGAATTGCATATATAATACATCTGTTTTGGATTTCGCTGAAATGGATTCCGCTTTGAGGATACTGCATTTCGAGCTCATACAGCCCGTTCCGTTCTTCGGTCACGATGCAACTTATCGCATCCGACAATGCACCAAGCCCCTGTGTTGTAAATTCCGTCGCAGTGGACGGAAAAAGAATTGGTTTCATATTGTCCACCACCTTGGCGTAATTTTTACTCCGGTAATTCCTCCACTCCACATAATCGCTGTATCTCCATTCGGAAGATATGGGAAGTCAGCCCCGGAAATAATGACATTATTATTTTTATTCAGTGTCCCATAGTAGGCGTTTTGCGTTTCGGAATCCAGTATGATTCCTCCGTCCATGCCTGTAATACTAGTGGTTACTGTTCCAATTACGATTTCTCCATTTCCGTTCCCTGTAATTTCAATAAGCGGGAACGCATCATTCCATATATTGTTTATGACTTGTCCCGATATTATGGAGATTGGATATTCGCCGGACTTAAAATATCTTTGTGGCTTACAATCGAACTCTATCGTTGCACGCCCATATAAAAGCATCCAGTTTTCCACATCAAACGGCCCCGAAAAAAGTGCGATTCTAAACACGTCCGGGTCGTATGAATCCTCCAAGCGTTTATATCCATTCCCGGAAAGCAGCCAGGATGCAATATTTCGCGCTGCTACTGTCGTTCCACATGTTTTGGCTTTAAACCATATTTCATATGGTTGTGTTACATTGGAGAACGCCCCGGTATCTCGTATGAGATCACCGGAGCGTCCGGGCACTGAAATCTTTTCTACCACACGCGCAGCATGATTGCTTGCAGGACATTTATCAATTCCGATTTTATAGTCAAGGCTGTTCTTCCCATTGAAGATGAAATAGCTCACCATACGGCCTCCCTTCGCGCAGTAGCATTCTGAATTTTGAGCATGATAATATCAGCAAGCCGGTTCTCATCTTGACCGGGAGCGCCATTAACAGTGATATAAACGCCTCCCATATTCGACGCGCCCGCTTTTCCGTTCACATTGGCAGACATTCCTCCGGCCATAGATGCAACAGCGTTTTCAAGCTTATAAGCATTCGCTCTTATTCCTTCGGCCATTCCCTGCACCATATCTGGCATCCATGTCTCGTAATCACGTAACGGTCCGACATCCGGGCGTGAAAAATGAAGCCAACTTGTAATCGTATTTGCTATGCCTTTTACCGCATCTACAACTCTGCTTGCCATAGAGATAATTCCATCAACCAAACCTTGTATGAAGTCTCTGCCCCATTGAACAGCCTTCCCGGGTAGGGATGTTATAAAGTCCACTGCAGCTTGAAACCCATTTACGATTGCATCTTTGATATTTCTAACGGTGTTCGAAATCCCGTCTTTCATGTTTATAAATGCTGTCTTGATGCGTTCGACTAAGTTATTTACTGCATTACGAAAGCCCTCAAAATTATCGTAAAGCAGTTTAAATGCTCCTGCGAACGGATTTACAAGAAGCAAAAGCAGTCCTTGCCAGTTTGTTTTCACGAAATCAAGCACCTTGTTAAAGGCTTGTGGGACAGTAACGGTAAAGAAATGTACGATTCCATCGACAGCATTTCCAATTCCCTCCTTAATTCTATCCCATATTTCTATGACACCGTTCCTAAATTCTTCGTTTGTGTTCCACAAAGTTATAATTGTTGTAGCGAGAGTTGCAACCAATGTTATAACAGCTCCAATAGGGTTTGCAGAAAGAGCCTGCATCGCCTTTGCCACCAACGGAAATACATCAGCCATATTTTTGGCTCCTGATACAATTCCAGAAATCCCGGAAATTAAAGAAGCTATATTCCATGCAACAAATCCGGCTGCAATACCAGAAAGCGTTGAAATAATAACAGGCCCATAATCTATAATCGCATTTACAAAGTTGTCAATATTTTTTCCAAACGCATCCCAGTCAACATTATTCATCCAGTTTTCAAATTCGGATGTGATATTTTGAATGATAGGGATAAGATTTTCAAGAACAGGTGTCCCAACTCGAGCTTGAAATTGTTTCCATGTTTCATTCAGATTTCCTTGGACATTTTCCCAACCATCCATTTCACGTGATGCTTGCCCAGCAGCACCGGAAAGATTTTGCGACGCTATGATTTGGTCAAGCAAAACCTGTGTTGTCTCACCTGCTGTAACATCTAAATCTTTATATTCTTTCCCTAAGCTTTTCATCGCTTGAGCTGTTCTTGTCGCTTCCGTCGATGCAAAGCCTAACGCAGCATCATTTGCAAAGTTGCCTTTGGTGTATGCCAAGACCTGTTCTGTTGCTTCTTCCAACGATCTATCGTAATATGCAGCAGCATCAGCAGCTGCATAAGATGCTTTTTCTGCGAATTGCAATGCTTGTGCACTTTCCATCCCGCTCGATCTGGCATATGCATAAAACTGTGAGAAGGCGCTTTGTAGTCTCGTAGGAACGATTCCTGTTGCTTCGGCAACGCTATTCATTTTTTCTCTTGCTGTGTCCGCAAGGTCTCCAAAGGTTTGTTCAAATTGAGCAACCTGCGCCTTAACATCAGCGGCACTTTCAATTGCTGATACAGCAAAATCTTTAAACGCAGATGCAAGCTCTTTTACACCGTTTACAATTGCTTGACTTAGCACATTTGCCTTTAGAACGTCTCCAAAAGACAGCGCAGAATCAGCGGCATCATCAAGGTTGTCAGCGGTATCATCAACCGCAGTATCAAGGCCTTTTAGATTTGAGCGCATATTGTTTAATTCTGATGTAGCATCATTAACGGCCTGCTTCCACTTTTGAGTACGTGTATCAGCTTCTCCAAATTCCTTAGCGGAAGCAGCAAGCCCCTTTTTTAGCTGCTCAATACGCTGCTCTTGTGTCTCAATCTGTTTTGTCAAAACGGCTGACTGTGCGGCAAGTTTCTCCTGGCTGTTGTCGTTTTTATCAAACGCCGATGTAACCGCTTTCATCTCGCTGGCCAGCGTCTTTGACTGCTGTATAATGTTATTAAGTTCTTTTCGAAATTGCGCTTCTCCGTCAATCCCGATTTTTGGCCCTATGTTTACTGCCACATTCTCACCTCACATTCAGCGCTTCTTCAAGTGTCAGCTTAATTTTTTGCTTTGCACCATTTGCAATCGCCATGCATGATGACAAATCCTGAATTTCCCCAGGAAAAGAAGTCAGGGCCTCCGCTTTGGAAAGCCCTGACTTTAATCCGATATAAAGCAGCCACGCAGCCGTTATTTTGACTGCGTGGCCTTTGCGTTTTTTGATTTTTCAGGCTGAACCTCTACTGTAACACGGTTTCCCTCTTTAATTGCGGCCATGATGACTTCCATGGCTGTTTTGATATCGGATGGAGACATTACAGCGCAAAGCATTTCATACGTAGGCGCTGTTTTGGCATCACATTCAATGCTAAACATCGCACAGCGCACCCTTTCCCGGTGTTCCGCACCAGACATCAGCGCCGATGCGATAAACGCAACGTTATCCACCATTTTTGCAATATCACTGTTGTCAAATGCCTTTTCAATATTTTCTATACCATCAAACCGTTTTGCAATGGTATTTTGCGCCTCGACTGTATATGCCACCGGATATTCAATGCCGCATACGCTCAAATTCATGCTCCAGCACCCCCAAGAAATGCTTTTACAGCCGCATAAGCCTCTGCCTCTGTGGCAAGGCCTTCCGCAGAAATAACCTTCCAATTTTTTGCTGTGGTGTCATCACGCTGTATAGTAGCCGTAAGCTCTTGTGTCTGCCAGTCGATTTGATCTTCCTGCGTGGCCATTTCATCAGACGGCAACCCAAATTTGATTTTTGGGAGGATAAGCGGCCAGTACTCCACTTTCCCCTCCATTTGAGTTCTGCGGACACATCCGAATCCAACATACGGAGGATTCAGGGCCTCTCCATATCCCTGCATTTGTACAGTTGTTTCAGGCGCACCTACTTCAAGCGATGTAGGGGCAGGAAGTCCAAAAATTAAAGTAGCCGCTTCATTTGAGAGACCATCCACCGTAACTGTCGCTGATCCGCTTGTAAACTGTGCCGTTTCCACCTCTGCCAGAACATTGTTGGCGTAGAAATTGTTATCATCAGCCGTATCGATTTCAAGCGACAGGCTTACGCCTCGCGCTAAATCCATTCCGCTAGTATAAGTAACTGTTGTGCCTGTATTGGCATATTTGGCGACATAGGGCATTGAAAAACCAGTTGTTACCATTTCACATTCTCCTTCAAGTGTTTTTTATTCGTCATTTCTTTTCAAGAGCATAAATTTTTTCATCAATAACTACCTTGCAACTATCAATAGCCTGTTTTTTTGACGCATTTACTGCGGGCCGGATGAAAGGTGTTTTCTTTCTTACACTACTCCCAGATTCCGTTGCTCTCGCAATTAATGCATTCGGTTGGCCTTTTGGATATGTTCTTGTTCGTACGTTGTTGTACCCATCAAACCCTATTTTTACATTTAAAAAACCGTTGTCATTCTGCATGCCCGAAATTCCAAGACTGTTTTGTAAGCCTTTTTTTTGGGATTTTGTGAGGGATGTTTGCGTTCCGTTTTTGTACGCCGCAACCGCAAACTTTTCTTCTACAGCGGGAAGCGCATCAAGGGCCTTGCGTACCTCGTTTGTAACAATATCGGCCATTGTGTATACGCCCGCACCGAGAATTTCCGGCGTGTTTTTTCCGATTTTTTGCAGATATTGTGCGTATTCATCGAGGCCTTTGAATTGGTATTTGGCCATATTAAACACCATCCATTACCTGCCAGACCCATTCGTAGTGGACGAAGCCAGTATCTTCTTCTCGCTGAACACTATTTAAATACCAGCTGATATTATCATCCATGTTTAAAGCTGCTTCAAATTCATCTTTCCACGGGTCAAACTCACGCTTCGTGAACAGATCTGTCGTCCCGACAACGGCTTTTTCTGAATGCAAATTATTTGCGTTAAAATCATTCGCACCATCTTCTTGCCAAACAAAATAGCGGTCTGATTTCATACGTTCAAAATGGCTTACAGCATCCGTTACCTTTGTGTGTGTTCGAATGATTCTATCGTACCATCTCATGGCTCACTCTCCATAAAGTCTTCTGCATTCAGTTCCTGTATTATTTTTGATAATGTCAGGTCCATGCTGGGCGGATATACCGCATCTACTGACTGCACCAGATCGATGCGGTATTGTTTCCCGTCCTCGGTGATGGCCACATCCTGGCTGGTCACATCTCCGGCCCGTTGCACGCGCAGCACGCGCTCTACCTGAATTTGGTTCTGCAAGGCGTCATAGTAACGCTGTATTCCAAGCCTCCGCTCTGCATAACGCAGGTCAATTTTCTTGGCCAGCTTTTTTACAGGAGCATAACCAGGTTTTGCAACATCTACGGCAGTGTACACCGTCAGCACGCCGTCGCTGTAAGTTTGAGAGATGTCATTCTCTCTGGGCCTGGTCGGAGCTCTCCACATAGGCTTTCACCCGTCTTTCGTTCTGCATCCCCAATAGCATCGCCTGGTAGTTGTTTTCAAACACATCCAGGGCGCTATCGCGGGCGTATCGCACGTACTCCATCAGCAGCGTGCGTGGCATACCGTCCAGCGTGTAATCCGCCTTGTCCCCATATTTCAGGTCAAGGTACGCCATCCCGGACGCAGTGAGGCCACCGATTCTTTTGTCGGTGGCCTCGTCGTTCCAGGTAACGTTCAGATAATTTTTCACGTCGTCGAGCAGCCCGTTAGGCAGTACTGCCGCCATCAGTTCTTTGTTACAGTGACGGTGTATGTCTTGATGGTGGTGCCGTCAGCCGCAGTTACTTTTACGGCCACTGTGTTTGCGCCGGAAGTCCAAGTGGCCGCACTGCCGTTATCAATCACCGTATCGCCCACCTTCACTTCAATGGCGGCACTTGCGTCAGCCGGTACGGCGGTAATGGTGTTGGTCGCGTTGGTCGTAGTCGCGGTGTAAGTCGTGGTGTCCTCGGCAAATTTGGGGTCAAGCGTCAGGCTGCCGATTTTCAAGTCGGAAAGGTTTGCGTTCTTGCTGGGCGCAGGCTCATCCACCATGGTCACCTTATAGGTGGCGGGGCGCAGGCCGCTGATATCCAAGAAAATAAAGGCGTTGTTATCCATGGGCATTCCATTTGCGTATGCCTTGATCAGATACACGCGTTCATCTTCCAGAAAACGGTAGTGGTCGCTGTATTCGATACGGCCCTCGGGAGATGTACCGGCCAGCGCCAGATAACGGTAGGCAATGCCGATCACCGCCTCGCCGCGCTTCAGTGCCGGGGTCTGAATGATAGACATGGGGTATGGCATCACATCGTTGCGATACGTGCCGTCGGGGGCCATGATGGTTGTGGCGGGCACAACCTTCTGGAAGTAATCCTGCGGATTCACTAGGAAGATCACATCCTGCACGCGGCGTGGCTTGCCATTGGGATCGGCAGCCATGATGCTCACCAAATTGCCGATGGTGGCAGGGGACAGGTCTGTCAGCGCAACCTTGGCCTTCTCTGGATAGGACCCTCCCACCACGGTCACGGTGTCGCCCACCTGGCGGGTCATACCGATGGGCTTGCCGTTGCCGTCGCCGGTCACAAAGCCCGCCTCCATGCCGTTGCTCAGCGCCTCATACAGCACTTGGCGCACGTAGTTTTCCAGCCATTCGGGGCCAAGGTCAACCATAGCCTTGCAAACGGGGACAAACGCCGAGAGTTTCAGCAGCATGGTATCAATCTTCTTAAATCCGCTGGTCAGCTCTTTGACAATCTCGTCACACAGCTCGCCCCAGGCGGCCTCCTGATAGCCGTTGGTGTTCATGATTACCTTCACAGCGCCGCCGGACGGGCGGAAGTTGATACGGGACAGCAGCGGGTGGGCCGTCTGCAATTCGTCAAATACGGCGTCGATGGTGGTTGTGGGCATCGCCACATCGAGATTTGCCAGGGCCTGTTTGGGGTCTTTTGCCTTCATGGCCTCGCCCAACTTCTGGAAGTAATTGCGTTCATCACTGGTCAGTTGGCGCACACCGCGGGCGGCCAGGATGCGGCTGTCCATCTCTTGTTGCAAATCGCCTACGCGCTGTTCGTATTCCTCTTTGATGTCCGTTTCGATACAGCCCAGCATTTTGTCAAAAGCCTTGGCAAAAGCATCATTGTCGTTATCGCGGATTGCCTGTTGCATCAGGCCCCGCACTTCCTCTCGGTTCATAATGTCATTGGATTTCATATCTTTTCTCCTTTCACTTTTGGGGCATAAAAATGCCGGCAAGCATCTTTACGACACCTTCCGGCTGCTCTTGTTTTTCTTTCTTATCTAGGTCTGCTTTGGGCTTGACCTCAGTCAATTGCCGCAGTTGAGCAGCCAAGCTTTTCTGCAGGCTGATGCGCTGCTCAAGGTTAAGATTTGCCTTTTGTAGCACACCGGCCGCTTTGCTCATATCGGCATCCTGCTGCGCGTAACGGTCGGCCAGTCCCAGGGCAATGCATTCTTCAGCGGTCAGCCAAGTCTCTGCGTCCATCATCTCTGTCAATCGGCCTTCGTCAAGTTTCTCTCCTGTTTTCGCAAGATAAGCCTGCCGCCCAGCATTGTTGATGATATCCAGATCATTAGCCGCTTTCCGCAGTTCGGCAGAGTTTCCCACGGTACACATCCACATATTGTGGATCATCATCAGTGCGTTGCGCGGCATCACTACTTCGTCGCCCGCCATGGCAATCACCGACGCGATGGAGCAAGCGAATCCATCCACATATACAGTCTTATGTGCGGGATGCCGGCGCAGCTGATTATAAATGGCCGTCCCCTCAAACACACTTCCGCCGTAACTGTTGATGTACACGTTAATTTGAGTCGCGTTTGGATATGCTGTTTTACCAACGCTTGGCCGTGCGCCTATCACGAAAAAGTTTCCCGGCTTCACACGCACAAAATCTTCAAGCCCAAGCCCTGTTTTTATGTATTCAGGCTTTTCGCCTTTTCGATGCGTTTTCAGAAAGTCTACAAGCATCTCCGGCATCGTGCGTATCTTCACGCGCCCCCCGCCTATGGTAAGGCGCGCAATATCTCCGGCACGCTCTGCAATTTCCTGTGTGGACAGTTTCCCGGTTGCAATTTCAAGCGCGATTGTAGCCGCTTTCATCTGCACCGCTTTTTCCTTTACGTGTGCTATATAGATTTCACAGCCGGATAAACTCGGCACTGTGTCGGCGCAGGATACCAGCAGCTCCGCGTGTGGCAGTCTTGACACTGTGACCGCATCCGCACGACCGTACTTTTTCCATACCTCACGAAGCTCACGAAAAGCATCCCCTAAATCCAAATCCGTGAAATCGTCTTCAGAAAGCCGCGTTAAAACCAGGGCAGCGCATTTATCATCACGTACCGCACACCCAAGCACGGCTCGTTCATCATTTGTACTTGTCGTAATACTTGATGCCGTCATTCTTCTGTTTCACCTCCATCTCGTCCTCCCATCTGCGCTGATTCAGCCATGTAGATGGATGCGGGATATATTGGCCATTGTCCCGCTGCCATTGCTCCGACTTCTTTTGCACCTCGATGGCTTTGACCATGGTATCAATAAGCGCTTCGTCCGGCTCCAGCTTTTTGAACGCTTTAACTGCATTTGCCTTTGCCGTATGTCTCGGGTATGCATTCCAAAACCGTTCGAAATCCCCTTTAGGGGATATAGGGGTATTACTCTTCTCTCCTTTACTTTGTTTTGAAATGTCAGCATTTTTTTCGAAAATGTTTACATTTTTTCGCTTTATGTCAACATCCTTGCAAATTTGGGTAACGTTAACTAAGAGTATGCTTTCATCGACTTCAAGAACTTTACGGCGGCTGACGGCCTCGAAATACCTTTTTTGTATCCCTCGCGAGGTCAATACATGGTATTTGTCATATTTCTCTTTGTCGAACATACCCCGTCTGACAGAAGCCTCAATAATTTCGGAAACGACGCCCCCACCCAGCCCGACCTTTCGGGCGAACAAAAGCGCAACCTCCTCTGTCCATTCAATGTAGTAACCCGCCTTGCCGTATATCTCTTGCAGCAAGTGAACGACTACACCAAATCCTGTCAAGCCAAACTCTGCTTCTATCAGTTCCATTTTGGCATCCATGCTGACATCAAGCGGAAAGTAATCTATCCCGCTTTTTATCATCTTCTGCCCTCACTTTAAAATGGCAAATCTTCTGAATCGTCAATCACCGCAAAATCATCCTGCTGCACATCTGCGGCAGCGGAATTTGTTTTAAACGGATCTCGTCGCTGTGCGTCTACCTTCGGTGCTTCTCGCGCTGTGCTGGCAAAATGAACGCCTCCTGCGACCACCTCAAAGGCCGTACGCTTGTTCCCGTTTTTGTCCTCATAATTACGGGTCTGGATGGAACCGTTCACGGCGATCATGCTGCCTTTGTGAAAATACTTGCAAACAAATTCCGCTGTTTGCCGCCATGTTACAATGTCGATAAAATCGGCCTTTCGTTCTCCATCCTTGGAATAGCTGCGGTCTACCGCGATGCGGAACGTGCATGTCGCAACCCCGCTCGGGGTGTGGCGCAGTTCGGGTTCAGCCACAAGGCGCCCCATCAACGCGACTACGTTTAATCCCATACCAACCGTCCTTTCAAAACTTAACTTAAAACTGTACTTTATAAATCACAGATAGTTTTTGTAAAATTCGCGGATAAAATCTTCTTTGCTCCATCCGTATTCCTGCATTGCCGCTTTCTGTGCTGCCTGCTGGCAATACATCCTTGCTTCTCCGTTCACGTGTACCGCATCCGGCCCGTATTCGTGGCAGCGACTATGGCACAGCGGAACCCAAAGCCCAAGACGCTTGCTCTTTTCGCGCATCGCCCCGCCAAAGCATTCATGCCTGTCCAGCTTTTCGTCCTGCCCTCCGCACAAAAAGCAGCAGTCTGTATCAAACGTCACAATGCCGGGTGCGTATCCGTTTTTGTCGAGACACGCGCCAAATTCATTCTTCACCGCGGATCCTCCTTGATGCGTGCCAGCTCTTCCGGTGTCATCGTCTCTATCCCAAGGTCTTTGCACTCACTGACAATGCCGTCTATCAGGACACTCATTTCCTTGGTGGTGTATGTAGAGCTGCCAAGGTATACGCGGTAATATTGCGCCCGTTCTTCCGGAGCAAGTGTTTCATGTTGTTCACAGTATTTGTACTGACGCTTGAACATCTCAACGCTTTTATTTGGCACCTTTACCACAAATTGCTGGCCGTATCTCCGAAGCATCTCAAGGTATACGCTGTCCTTGTCCGTGTGCAATAAATCGGCCATCTGCCCCATAAGCTCCCACGCATAAGCGTTTGCGTCTTTACTTCGGGCTTTCGTTTTACGCTTGATCTCTGCCACCATATCCACGGTCTTGTCTTTTAGCTCATAGGCAAGCTGTGCGGCCTGCGCGCGGTTTTTCACCTTTAAGCAAAGTTCTCCTTCCTTAGACATACGCGCATTCGTGAAATTAAACAGTCTGCTCAACGATTTCACCGCCTACAAGCGAAAGGCTTTCTTCTTTCTTTTCCTTTTCTTCTTTTAGGACTATGTTCTGACATTCGTCGCACAACATATCTCCAAACCTTCTAAGGCCATAAATTGCAATGTCATGTGCCGCCCACAACTCGCCATTTCGAAGCATCACGTCGTGAAGGGATTTGCCGCACTTGTTGCACTTATACAGTTCTTTTTTATACTTCGTGCGGTCATTTTCGTTGTATACATCCGCACCCAGCCCAAGCAGTTTCCCAGCGTTTCCAATGGCATCAGTACGGGCCTTCTTAAAGCATTCATCATCTGTATATAAACCGCCTTTTTCCTTGGCAACAAGCATGCTCCCGCCATCTCCATGTACCGGCTCGCTCCATCCACCGCCATCAAGACGGTATACTAAGTCAAGTTCGCAAAATGCAGCGACAGCTCCATCTGCTCCCGGTTCTGTGCGATATTTTTCGTTTATGGTTTTCCATCCAATTCCACATGGTCCGAATTTCTCTGTTAAACGTTTGATTCGCCACATGCTGTTGATATCGGTAAATCCGTTTAAACGTCCTCCTGTAATCTTTTTTTTTGCTTCTTCCGGTACAACGCGTAAATCATTGTATATCGCTAAATTATCCATATGTACTCCTTATCCGGCCTGTGCAAAGCCTGTATCAATGCAATGCTCACAGCCTATTACATGATCGGTTCCATGTCCGTAATAGATGCGCTCTCCGTCATATACCGGTGCGCCGCATTCCGGGCAATAAGACACCGGTTCTGCCTCCGCGTAAGGGTCAAACGCCGCGGATATTCCGATGTAATGCAGTTCAGGCATTTGACAAATCCTCCCCGGTGGTGTATTTTTTAAATAGAGTATTTTTCTCTGTTGCCTTGTCCGTGTTGGTAGCGCGGGCAGGGCATTTTTTGCTGTATATGACACCTTCCACACCCGTGTAAGGGTCACGGCGTTTGCCGACTTGAAATATGTATCCCGCACGGTCAAGCTCGTTCAAACGCGGCCTTACTCGGTTCGGGTCCGTAAAACCCATTCTGCGCATGATTTCCAGCGCCGTGCCATCGCCGCGCTCAAGCTCTGCCAGGATAGCCGCCTTTCGCCCGCTCGGGTCAAGCTGTTCATAACTCTCACGCCGCGTCTCATGCGTTATTTTCATGCTTTTCCTCCTCTCTTACAGCTATGTATCCTGCAATCCCTACAAGCACCAGCACCAGCCCAAACGCCAGCGTTGCAAGCCCCGGTAGCATGTCCGAGTTGCCACGGCCTATCGCCTGCAGGCCGTCTAGTACAGGCAGTACGGATGCGAGCAGTACCACCTTGTAAATAAGGCTTGTCCAGCCGCGCAGGCCGCGTGGGAGACGTAGGCCGAACGGGTTAGATTTGTCCATTTTTCTGCGCCTCCCAACGTTTGGAATCTAGAATTTCATTTTTGCGAAATCGCCATAGCTTTTTCCCAACCTTATATGCAGGCAATTCCCCATGCGCTGCCATTTTGCGAACGGTCTGCGGAGCAAGAGCAAGCAGCACTGCCACTTGCTTTGCATCCATGTAATGCGGTAATTTTGCTGGGTCGAGCGTGTTTTTTGTGTACACAATGTTCTCCTTTCTCTTCCCATTTATCGGACATATATTTTGCTATTCTGATTGTACAGACTTCTCTGCAATCAGTTCGTCGAGCGCGGCAGTTTACTTCATCATTTCATCTACGGTTTTTACGAATTAAACGATTTCTTGCGTTTACGTAAGTTTTAAGCAAAAAAAATAGCGTCCATTTCACATGAGGTCAGTCCTAATGCCTGCCTAAAAAGCTGAATTTCATTTCTCGTAAAATCACTTTCACCAGAAATTTTTCTATACAATGTCGCTTCATTAATCCCTAAAATGCGCGCAATGTCACGCGTTGACATCCCTTTCTCTACGCATTTTGCTTTAAACATTTTTTTGTTGAACAC